CTACACTTATGCGATCGTCGGCAGCGTCAGATGTGTATAAGAGACAGACATCATCGAGTGCCGCTTTGAGCGCATCTGAGAAATCGCGGTCGTAGATTTTTGCATTGAATTCTTTCTCTGCATCTGCCGCTTTCTGCTTCCAAGTCTCTAACTCGGTCTTAACATTCGCCGGGTCGATACCGTCAAACCCTTTCAGGGTCTCTTCTGCTGTCTCGGCACGTTCTTTCCAGTTATCGCGTTCTCCCTCGACTTTCAACAGGGTTTTCGCTACTTCTTTAGCATTTTTATAATGCTCAGAGAGTGCTTTCTTCACATCTGCCTGCTTGTCCTCTGGGATTTCAATTCCAAATGATTTAAGTGTGTCAATAAGTTTCTGCATATATATCCTCCTGGTCGTGTTTATTGACCTGCCGCCGCAGGTAAATGGATTAAGCCAGTTAGACCACTGGCAGGGTAACTGGAATAACAGGAATCGAACCTGTGACACTCTGATTAACAGTCAGATGCTCTACCAACTGAGCTATATCCCATTAACCCGGATTCCCGGGTTAGCAAGGTATTTAACGTGCTATGCCTAAACACGAGACGTTTCGGGCTACGTCAACGCCGCCTATACGGTCGCGCACCTCTGCACGGGTTGGATTCCACTGTTCAGTTATACGTTCTCACAAGGAGGTATGCCGCCATGCACTAACGGCAATGGTACGTGTCGGAAATTGCGTCCGCTTTTCAACCTCATGCTTCTTGTGTTGGATAAACACTGCATTTTCTATTAAGGACACGCACCCAAGAAAGGAGGAAAGCAATAAAAATGTCTATGTCAAGCATTTCTGCTTACAAATCTTCCCTACGAATATATTGTATCACAGAACCTTCAAAAAGTTGTGGTACATGTTTTAGCCAATTAGAGCATATCCCTGAGCTTTTCCACGTATCTTTTAACAAGATCACGTTCCTCCCGGCACTCCGCATCCTTGGACATATCGCTCATTTCTGTTGTGAGTTCGTCCAGATGTTCTTCCAGAGCGGCAAGCATCTTTCTCTTGCAGTCCTCGGATTTGCCGGAACGATAGCTCTGTTTCTGCGTCATATAGTCGTCATAAGCATCTCGTCCGTCAGAACGGCTGTAATGTCCTCTGACATAATGCTCACCACGTCTGGAATAAGAACTACCCCTGTCGTAATCCGGCATCATTCTGCCGTCATTTGAGCTGTATCTCCCCATGCTGTCGCGCTTTCTTCCACGTTCGCTGTAATCGTCATTGTAGCCACCACGCATCTCATCAAGGACAGTATTGTAATATTCCACTTTCTTGTCCCAGTACTGCGTATTCTTGATATCTTTATACATATCAATCAGTTTGTATGTCATTTCCAGATTTCCAGTGGTCAGCCCACTGTCAGCAATTTTGGACAGTTCGTCTTCAATTCTTGCACATAAGTCTTTAATGTCTCTCATAATCACACCTCCTATGCTTCTCTGGTCACAACAATGTTTGCGTTCGCAACAGAAACAGCCTGATCGCTTGTATTCTCTACTGCGATATTAACGCAACATCCGCGAGGTACATCAATATAGATTCCAGAGGACACATTGTTGTACTGGTCTACTGCTGCCGGTGTGGAAATCATCTGAGAAGAAAGAACCGGCTCACCAGATATTGCAATAGCCAGAGAGATAGCCCCGACAGTACCACCTGTTGGAATTGCAATATTACCAGAGAAGTCCACGAAAAATCTAGCCTTGCACTGGTTAGTAAGTCCTCTCAGCGTAATGATTCCACTTCCCTCCCTGTGTTGAATGCAGTTAGAACCTTTAACTGCTGTGTTTGAAAATACTACGTTTCCATTTGCTGCTACAGTCTGAGCAGCAACATTTGTAAATTCTGCCATAAAAATACTCCTTTCATATCACAAAAGGACAGGTCTCAGCCTGCCCTCTGTGTAATACGGCATAAGCCGACATCCGAATCAATCGAAAGATACTCTCGATATGAAGTTATCAGCAATTACATCCAGTGTTGCATCCGCATCCGTAAAATGTGTTCGGATTAGGAACCTGATATGCCGGAATCGGTGCCGGATTAATCGCATTAATGAGCTGCTGTGTCTGTGAAGCCATTGCAGTTGTGAGAAGTGCGCTCTGGCGGTCCTGAGAAGCAGCACGTCTGAGGTCGTTATTTTCAGCCTGCAGGTTAGAAATCTTTTCATTGCAAAGATAGTCGAGAATGGCTCTTGTCCCAGCGTTCTGGCTGTCAATGATATCTCTTGTGTTGCTGTTCATGGTGTTCTGTAATGCACAGGTGTTCTGCGCCATATTGTAGTTTACGCCCTGAATTGCTTCTCTGGTTTCGCAGCAACAGTTCGCAAGCTGTGCCTGGAGTGCATTGGTATTCTGCATATTTGCTACAGTGTCAGCGTTAATAGCCTGCTGAATGCCGAAACCAGTCTGCATGATGTTTGTGTTGATTCCGTTGAATCCGGTAAGCATACCATTGTTCATTGAATAGAATCCGTCACAGAGACCGTTATTGATTCCGTCAAGTTTGCTAATCACAGCGGAATTGTCAAATCCTCTCTGGATGTCTGCCTGAGTAGCTGCTGTGGCTGCATATCCACCGCCGTTGCCATTATTGCCCCAGCCGTTGTTTCCCCATCCGCAGAATACGAACAAGAAAAGCACGATAAGCCACCATGCACCATCTCCACCAAACATGCCGTCATTATTTCTACCGTTTCCAGTAGCAGCAGCAATATCTGCTAAGCTATAATTTCCATCCATAATATAATCTCCTTTTTGTGTATTTACATCAATCTGGCCAGATTGTAATGTACTATCTCATATTCTTCAGCAGGTTTTGAAACTGACCTGCCATCTGCTGGACCTGATTAAGCTGCTGTTGGGAAATCTTTCCAGACTGTAACATCTTTTCAACTTCTGCTTTCGGATTTCCCTTAAAATTCTGCTTAAACTGCATAAACTGCTGTATCATCTGCATTGGTCCGTTTCCCTGTGGCATCCCACCGCCAAGTGTGTTAAATAATGGATTACTCATCTGCATTTCCTCCCTTGTTTGCTGATTCCTGCACGGTATTAGCCCTAACAGGTTCAGAAAAAGAATTTAATCGGTTTATGATAGCTTCGTATTTGCCCTTTAAATCGTCGTATTCCTGTCTGGTGACGTATTTACTGTCCATGTTCTGAACAGTCTGTTTAGGCGGCATCTGAGAGCCTACCTCGTTGTATTCAAACGTTCGCAGTGGCTGCGGCATGCCGGATACGTCTGTGGATTTTATATAAAATTTCTCTGATTCTGAATCCATCAGTAAAACACTTGTCCCGGGTGCTACCAGATAGGATTTTGCGCCGACTTCGCCGGATACCCACAGGATACCATTATTGTTCTGCTGCTGTTGTACTGGTTGAGCTGGCATCTGGACAGGCTGTTGCTGGAACTGGTTCATCTGCCCAGGAACGCCAAAGCTATATTGATAAGGATTGTTATATAATGCCATCTTATACACCGCCTTTCTGATTATATTTTTGCATAAAAAAAGAACCGGAAACAGGTCGTTTCTGGCTCTAATTAGTATCCAAAAAGTATCAGCACACTTTGATTATTTTATTATTTACCCTCCGGCTTAACCGCTTTGCTGTTGATATACTCACGTTCATCTGTTCAGCGCAGTATTCAAGAGTGCGCTCCTGGCATCTCAACCGGAACAGTCTTTCTTCGTCTGGTGTGAAATTACACTCTATCAAGAACCTGTCTATATCTTTTTTCGTGAACACATATAATTTCATGAGCATACCCCTTACTAATGCTAACGCTGATTCTGCGCAAGATACTCCGTGAGCTTCTGTTTTGTTTTTTTTAATTCCTCAACATTATTCCCACTGATCTGACTATCCAACATGGTTGATAGTACTTCCAGAATCAATGAATCACGCTCCGCGATCCTCTGAAGACTCTCGTAATCTCGCTTATCATGTTCTTCCAGTGTCTCAACTCGCTTGTTGAGTCGAAATGCCGGAGTAATCCACTTAAGGATTACAGCCACTGCTCCTCCGATAATAGACACTCCTCCGCAAAATGAGAGGAATACTTGTACAAATTCTGATATGCTCATTTAGCTACTCCTTTTCCCAGTAATATACCGGGACTTCATTTCCGGAATCCCATGTATCGTAATATTTTCCATCCCGTACTGTCACCACATGACCATCTATGCAGAGAATGTATGTGCCTGTCTGATGATCTGCGCAAAAATCATTGACTGTATAGATATACCGTTCTGATTGCTCAATCAGTTTGCGTCTGTACCCATGTTTGTAGAGGTACGCTCCCCAAACGTAATTAGCTGATGGCATATCTGACAGAGTACATGCCTGTATCATTAATCCGGTAAAAACCGTTTCCCAGTCGAAGCCGGTTGCTTTACATATTGCCCGAACAGCACAATCTCCGACTCGATTTCCAGCAGGATTCGGATTGTAATATTCCCATCTATCCATCAGTCAATCCCCTTTGCTGTTTTATATCTCTTTGCCGCTCCTCTGGCTTTTGCGGCGTTCTGGCGGCTCCACTTAGCAATCATGAGTCGGTCTTGTAGCTCTCTCAGGTCGTTCTGCTTGCAGTAATCTTTGTATGCAGCATTTTGTTTCTGCAAAAGATAAGACTTCCGATCAAGGTCTTGTTGTAATGCAAATTTTGCCTTTTCATTCGGTGCATTATCGACTCCTGCTTGCATTCCAAGGACTTCTCTCTTTGTCTTGCGGATTCTCCGTTCATAAGTACGTTGCCGTTGTTCCTTTTCGTACTGTTTTCCTTTGTCAGCTTTGTCCTGCGCTGATAGTTCTGCATAGGGATTCGGCATTCCTTCCACCCAAACCGAAAAATGATGCCTGCAATTTACTCCACATATTCCATCGGCTTCGCCATAATGACAATTTTCAATAAAATCAGGATAAGTATGTTTTTTATTCATAAATAGCCACCCCATAATTACTCAATATTTGTATATCCCCAATATTTTAATTCCATTTGTTTCCTTGCCATCACTGCTTCTTCTTTGGTTTTAAAAACTCGATCTTCTACGCGTTTTCCGCCTACAGAAATATAAGCTCTCCATTTTGAATGATTATTGTCAAATAAAACTCCCTTTATACCACTTTTATTGTTCTTGTTTAATGTTGTGGGATTTTTTATGTTTTCTACAATTTCGTCAAAAGTCCATCCATGATTAAGCCTTTTTCTTATATATTCACGATGAACGCCAAAGAAATGTTCCCATTCACCTACGGTTTTTGTATCTCCTTGGTATTTAATTTTCCAACTGCTTTGTTTATTGTTGTTTTGCCATTCTAATGGCACCCACCGACAATTATCAGGAGAATACCCTTTATTAACATCTATCCTGTCTATTGTAAGTTCTTTTTCGTACCCGCTTGTGTAAGCCCATAATAAAAAAGGTTTGAATTCTTTCCATTCATCACATACTGTTATTCCTCTATCAAAATACGCCACTTTGTTATGAGGCTGTGCCTTTTCAGATGTTCTTATTTTCATGCCTGCCCATATTTTGTATAATCGAGTTCCTGCCATTCCGTGAGAATATCTGTAGGATTTCCCTGAAAGTGGTTTTTCTTTTTTACCATTTTTAATACAAAATTCTTCAAAAGTCATTGCGTTTTCTCCTTTCAACTACATTTATCTACATTCAATTATATCATTATTTTATTTTAATTGCAAGTAGTTGAAAGTTATGATAAACTTTAGTATGAAAGGAGTTGAATAAAATGTCAAATAACAGAGGTTTAAAAAACCGTGTAGCAATATCAAATGCTATTGATCGTGAAATTTATGAAAAATTAAAATCGTATTCTGATGATACTGGAATACCTATCAGCAAAATACTCGATAAAGCAATTTCATTGTATCTCGATTCTGTTAAAGATAAGGCTTGATTTCTTTTAATTTTTCCCAGTCTATAGAGAATACCTGCCCTTGCCACACTTCATGGCTTGGGCGGCTTCCTATATGTGCCGATGTCAGCACTAAGCCATATCCCATTTCTTTCATTCTTTCTAACTGAATATCAGCACACGCCTGAGCCACGCCAGTTCTGACAGAGCGTGCAACCGCTGTTTCAATTGTATCTTTTCTGCCGGATGGATATGTTACCGTAACGCCATTGCTTACAACATTGTTAACTGCTTCTCTAATCGCTTGCGTATATCCAACTGCCCCAGTCATCACATGATTGTATGCAAGGTCACACTGGTTGATATACAACGCCTGAGCAGCACTTGCAGTTGTTCTCGTGAAGTTCTTCCACTCGCCCATGGTTGCAAGCATATTTCGCTCCATGAGTCTTATCATAGCTGGCGACTGTTCGAGCGGTACAGGGCTTAATCCTGCCGCCTTGTATATCTTATCATCATAATCGAGGGCAGTGATTCCGGCATCTTCAAACGCCTCTTTTAGTTCTTCCTGCTGCCGCTTGGTATATTTAGACAGCTCTGCCAGAATGTCTTCTAACAGTTCACCAGATTCCTGTAGTGTTCTGATTCTCCACGCATCGGCATTGGTCAGAATATAATCCTCACCTCTTCCGATTCTTGCCATCATTCGAGATACAATCTCAGATATAATATACTGGTGTAACTCCTCAGCAATCTGTTCACTGCCTTCTGTGATTCTGCGCAAGTACTCTGGACTAAGCATATATTATTCCTCATCGCCAAACAAAGTCGGTTCGTCTGGCTGAGCTTCTTTGACCATTGCTTTCGCATCTTCCTCGGTCATTCCTTCAAATTTTACGAAAAACAGCCATGCTGGAACCTTTCCCTGTACAACATACTGCCACCATCTTGCACGGTCTTCTTCTCTGTTGTAGGTTATGTCTCCGAAGTCGTATGTTGTTTCATAAACGCCCACCGGAGTTAGATCGTACAGGTCGGCAAAAACATTGAGTGCATAGATTACGCCATTCAGACAATCCTCCAGCTTATCCCGAACGTCCTTAATAAACTGAATTGTCCGGCGGTCGTCCGCTTCCACCTGCGTAGCCGTCACCATTCCAGTTTTCTCGTTAAACACAAAATAACCACTGCTAAATCCACATTTGTAGCTAAGCTGTGACAGTAGCGCATTGATTCCGGCCAACCGTGCATCCGTGTTGAGCTGTGGATTGATTTCCTGATAAAACTCTTTTTCGTCCTGTCCGAACACGTTCTTGACATAATGCGGCAATTTCATCTCGTTTCGCCTGTTCTCCATACCTCGTGGTGACATGGCTGAAACAGGTGTACCGCTTGGCATCAGTAGTCTATCATCTAACAGAGCAATCTTCTGAGAGTCTTTAATTTCCCCCGCGTTCCGACTATACGCAACATCAATGTCTCCCAGCTCCTCAATGCCTTCAGCAAAAACCGGCAAGCCCAGTGGTGTGCTAATATCCACATTGTTCGCCTGTGGCGTCCGTAGAACTCCGAAAAGCGGTCCGTCCAGCTTTTCTCCGTTTGCCTTGAGAATCGGTGGCGTATCTGCCATGAGATCAGCCCATTTGGTCTGTTTAAGGTCAATCTTATTGCCAATTGACTGAGGGGATTTTGATACATAGGCTCTATTAGAAACATAATATGGGTAAGTTGTCACGCCGTCCACGGTGGTTTCAACAAAACGATGATATTCAAGCCGTGTATAGTATTTTCGTCCAACAGTATAAGAATCCTTGAATATAATCCCTTTTATTTCCTGATTGTCATAATCCACAATCATCACATCTGCCGGAGTAAATACATCAAGGCTCTCACCGTTCGGCTTGATGAAAACCGTTCCATAGGCGCAACCGTACTCTACCCAGTGACGTATCTGAAAATATACCTTGTTAATCTGTTTCTGAAGCCATGTAGCCCTTGCGGAACCGCCGATCTGGATGCCGATTGCCAGCGTTGTGAGCCGTGCTGTCTCTGAGCAGACAGTTTTCGCGAAATTGATCGTCTTGATATTATCCTCATCATCCAGCCATTCCGGCGCACCCCTATAGATGTTCGCACACCGGTTAATCAGTGATTCCATCTCCGGGAATTCTGCCGCCTGGATATTAAAGTCCTCTTCGGCTTGTTTTTTGAAAAACATGTTAAACCACCTTTTTAGTGTTGTTATAAGTCCCATTTAGTCACCTGTCGCTATCTTCTTTCCACACATCGGACAATAATTAAGGTCAAACGGTCTGGAAGTAATGCTTCCTTTTCGGTCTTTCATGTACATGTACAACATGCATCCGTATATATATTTGTTCTTCTTGCGTTCTGGATTATCATAGTATTCTTTGTAAGAAGCTAAATTATCACAAAATTTACACATTATGCACTGTACCCCCTTCTTCTCCACAATGATTCTGAACCATACCGGACGGAATCTATTAAATGATTATCCTTGTCTGGATATCCACTGCAAATATTTCCGTCTTTGTCGCGTTCGTATTCGTACTTCTTGAACTCTTTACAAGCATTTGGCGTTCTTTTTGGATCAAACACAAGCTTTCTTCTTTGCAGCCACTTCATAGAATACTCAATGCTTCCCGGTCCTTTGATTGCTCCTCTTGCTGGGAGTCCTGAATCTCTGTAATCATTGATTGATTTAGGCTCGGCAGAATCACAAGTAATCTCATAATCGTCATACTGTCTTCGCTTGATTTCATTCGCAGTCCATTCATTTGATTTTTTATTTTCGTAAATCTCGTCAATGAAATAGATTGTTTCTCTAGCTGAATCATAATAAATTCTGGAGAAAGCGTATTTGTCCGGATACCAGCCCCAGTCGACCCCCTGATAAATTCTATCAAAGTGACTGATCTCTTCGTCTGTGATAGTTCTTTCTTCGATGTATTCAAAGATATTTCCACCATTTCCGTTAGCGTGTCCAAGGTACTCATTGTCGTAGGCATCTGGATTTACTTCTTTTAGATGTTCGGCATCTGCAAGAAATACGTCGCCAAGCCACTCTTGTTCAATCCCTAAATCAAGGTATGTGCTATGCACAACCATTACATTTTTATCTTTTTCTTCTGCTTCTGCCGTATATTCATTCGCCCAGTTATTCTTACTCCTAGGTGGATTGAATGACTTGAATTTATACGCTTCATTGCCACCACGAATAGCAGACTGCTGAATGTTTCGGATTTCTTCTGGATTAGAAAACTGATCTAACTCCTCGAACCAGACAATACCTATATATCCAAACTCTGGTTTGATAGACTTAATCTTTAATGGATCGTCAGCACCACGAAAGTAAATCTTCTGCCCAGTAGGCTTATACGTAATCTCCATAGGAGATACCTTGCATATAAATTCCTCGTTTAGATTTAATTTATCAATAGCCCATTTCATTTGAGCATAAACAGAATCTTTGATGGTATTTCCGACTTTTCGCAGAATCAGAGCGTGCATGTTCGGATTATTCTTCAGCAGTTCCGGTATAATCAGAGATATAGTTGAGGACTTCATGGAGCCACGTCCGCCAGGGAGAATGTATTCGCTATGTTTCTTTTTCCGGATATCTCTAATCATTTTATGAAATACGTCCGGGACAATATCTAGATCAATATGATATTCACTTTGCAATCTGGCTTTTTCTTCTGCTTTCCGCTGCTCTTCTCTGGCTTCTTTTATAGCAAGCGTTTTTTCCAGATCATTCATAGATTTCAGTTGATCAGAGAAGTCCGGAGCAAATCCGAATGAATCAGTCAGCTCACCTCTTGCGATCATAGAACGGCGTTGCTGAATTTCTGCCAGTGACATGATGTCAGTGCCTTTTTGCTTTTCGATGAGAGACTGTTTTTCGGCTATATATGCAGAAATGTTAGGATTTGTTAGGTTCTGAGTTCCTGTTACTCTAACGCTTCTCTCGGCATACCCAGCTTTTCTTGCGGCATCAGTGGCGTTTCCGCCATTCTTTATATATTCATCTGCAAACGCTTTCTGCTTAGGCGTTAAGTCCATCTAATCACCTCTGTCTATCCTCATTTTCTGACCGCCTCCCATATTTCTTTTAGGCATATGACTACATCATACTGGGATGCAGTTCGGAGTATTTCGTAATCACAATTTTTCCATTCGCCCCTTTTTGTGAAATGAAGTGTAGGTGTTGATATAATTGTTACTGTAATCAATCGTTCCTGCTCATGGCTATAGAATTGTGATGTTCCGATTTTTATGATTAATCCGGTGGATAATATAGCTTTTTGGAGTTTTCTTGTAACTAATTTTAAGTTCGCCATATCATCACCTCATTTCTGGCTATAAAATCCCATAGTAACACTTCTGAGTATATTCTATCACAGGTCAGTAGAAAAGTTGTGGTACATGTTTGAGAAATTTTGTGCTAAAAAAGAGCCGGTAAATACCGACTCTATAATTTTATTCGTTGTTACGCAATTTACTGATCGTTTCGCCCTGATCTCCCGGACACCCCGTGAAGCACTCCGGGCAATGTTCATAGAATACACATCTGATGCAGTCATGCGGACTGATTGAGCTGCAATATTGATGTAGTACTGTGAATGCTGATATGGCGAGTTGCGGGGTTATGTCTGGTGACTTAAACATCATGTTTTTGCTCGCCCTGGTCACTTCCACATTATCATCTTTGAACTTTATAGTATCCCCATTACATTTTATCGTAACTTCGTTCTTTTCTCTGTCAATTTCAAGTGTAGGATTGTCCAACATGATTATCAACTCCTTCTCATTAATGTGCAAGTAATCCAACAAACAGCGGAAGAACTAATGCCATTAAGCATAATGGTTCTTTTGTATAACTGAGTGCCGCTATTACGGCAAATGATGTACTGGCCCATGCTACTGATTTCGCCATTGCTGTATTAAAATCCATTTAATCACTCCTCTCCCCAGTCAATTTTCTGCCCGCATTCAGAACAGTACTTGCTTATTTTTTTACCAATAACAGGTGTTCCGCATTTCGCACATTTTTGAGTGGAAAATATATTGTACGGAAAATCTGGAACATATTCTTCAGGTTTGCATGGAATCTGCTTTTCCAATGCTTTTGCTCCGGAATCACACGCCCATGCTTCCTTGAGATATTTTTTCTGCCATTCATCTTTGTTTTCAGAACTTTCAATGAAACATAAATGCTGGTCTCTCATATCGGATAATATGTCTTTTGCTTCTTCTGGTTTCATGTTAATCCTCCTTATCGTCCTCCTCAATACTGACAGTTTCCAGATCTTCGAAATCACAACCCATTGCGAATCCGTCAATTATTTTCTTCTTAACTCCAAATACCTCTATCATGTGAGAATTATTTTCCATGATTTTTATTACATCTGGCTTTTTAACATATTCAGCCATTCTCCATCTCCTCCAACTTCTTCTCTATCGGATTAATAATCTCTTCCAATACCTGTCGCTCATAATTTTCTTTCCAGATTTTTTCTCTTTTCCAAAATTGGATTTTCATAATCTCATTTATTAAATTAATACACGCTATTGCTTCTAGCATTCCCCAACATCCATCACAGGCTCTTTCATTGCACCAGTTTACAAATTCTTTAAATTTCATTTTTGAGTTCCTCCAACTTATTTTCAGCTTCTTCACGATTGAGGAATACCAAAACATTTAACTCTCCAAGACACTCGTCCTCATTTGCCCATAAAAACCATTTACCGCCTTTGTCATATTCAAGTCCGCTTACCACATTTTCCCGAATGTCCATTCCGCATATATCCCATACAGTTGTGCCGATAGGACACGGCAATCTCACAAGCAAGCCCTGTTCTTCTAAATCTTCATAATCGCAAAGCTTTCGCGCCGCTGAAATGTAATCGTGCTGTTTAACCCAGACATCTGATTCTCCGTCTGGTGTAATATCATATCTTTCTGTTAATCTCTCCATCTACTTCACCTCTTCCATCTGACTTTCTACAGTATCTGCAAGTAACTTCAAGGACTTAATAAATGAGTCCGTCAATGCTGTTCTGTCTGGGCTTTTAGCAAATGTTCTGACAAGTTTTACTGCATCCTTGATTTTTTCTTCATCTTCGATAATTTCGGATGCTTCAAGCACTCCTTTATCACTCCAATAAGCAACTGTTCCATTATCCTTAAAAATCAAAATATTTGGCAGTTTGATATCCCTAGATGACAAACTGACTTTATCAGACCATTTATCAAAACCTTGTAACCTTGCAATGTTAAGAATATTTTCATATTCTTCCTGCGTTTTTACGAATACGCTTTTCCCTGTTAAATCAATCATCAGAATCCCCTCCTCCCGTAATCTCATCAATACAATTATTCCAGCCGATCTTATAGCTCGGTGGCCTGTCTCCCGCTTTGAAATACTCGCAGTTATAAAGCCCAGTTGCTTTCATTTTCTCCGGCAATGGCTTCAATGGACACCAATCAGGCTTAATGCTTGTATCCTTAATATCTTTCAGCTTTCCTCTACAATAATGTAAATTAAGTGTGAACCCTCGCAAATAGCATGAGCGGCAATTTTCTGGTGTATCAATCACTAATACTGATTTACTCATCTGATTCCTCCTGTAATAATTCTGGTTGGTCGAAAATGTTTCCAACCACTTCAAAATGTTCCGTGTCAAACTCATCAATATATTCTCTGTCTATGCTGCTAGTTTCGTGCGCTACCCATCCAGCAATGCCCCATTCAATAGTTTCATATGTCGCGTCTTCTGGGTAGAATTCGTCCAAATGAGACATCAAAATGTCGTTCTCCCATATCTTATTTCCGTTCTTGTCGCAAAGTCCCGTGAACTGGCAGAGGGTTTCTGGGTCAACTTCAAACCACCTAATTACAGGAGTACAAAAACCTTTAAACGCATCAATACCAATAGATATACCGATGCCAATGAATGTCTTGCCCTTGTATTCCGCATAGCATCCCTCAACCCATTCGCCACTGCCATCCCGCTTTGCCTTGAAAAGAATTTCTCTCATTCAGCTCCACCGCCTTTCACGATTTCGATTGCCCTGCTCAGTCCAGCATTGTATCCTTGATGCACATCAGATAAAATACATTCTGATTCAATGAATTTATCTCTTTCCAATTCGCTAATAGCCTTATCCGCATCAAAAGCTGTCGGCTGATTATCAATCAACATTTGTGCCGCATTTCTTGTGTCTTGTGCAAATTCACTTGCACCAACAAAAACTTCGTTAAAATCGATCTTATCTGCATCAATCAGTCTGCTCATATTCTATTCTCCTAACTGTTTTAAAATTTCTTTTGCAATTTTATTACTTTCCTGCATGGAAACTCCCCATCCATTATATTTTCTGTGGCATTCATCACAGTTCCATTCACCATTATCACTTTCTTTAATTTCGCTATTGAATCTGCAATTATTGCAATACATATGATCGAGAGTGCCGTAAATGATGCTTGCAATATCGTCTTGTTTGCTATTAGCATCGTCTACGTGTTTCTGCTTAGTTAAATATTCAAACGCTCTCAGCTCATTTTTCCCGACCCATTTAATCCATGCACCGCAATCCCCGCAATACAATCCCGTATTATTCCCAACTTTCTTGACAAAAAGGTTTTTACTATTGCACTTTGGACATCTATATTCTTTCATCTTTCATCCTCCCACACTCCCAACAACCGCATCCTCTCATACAGTACAGCGACGGTCTTGCGCCTGTATCCGTAGAAGTCTTTCGGGTTCATCGGGATATATCTTTCTTTGCTGATTTTCCTGTAGCTTTTCTGGTGTAGGATATTCTCAATAACCATATCCGCTATCACCGTGTTTTTCGGGCAAGCTGACAAGGCGGCACCGGAAAGCAGGCTTCCGTACTCCGCTGGAAAGTCTTTCAGCATCGTATTCAGTTTTTCAATGTCCTCTGCCGGAATACCGTAGTCTTTCAGCTTCTTGTTCCTTGTCAGCATACCATTCTCCTTTCTATTCGGCTGGATGATGCTTGCCGTACATGATCGCCACGCATACAAGACCAGCCACTCCAAATACGGTTCCAAGGGTGAATCCTAATAAGAATGCAATCATGACTCATCCTCCTCAACATAATCTTCGCAATCTTCTGCGTATTCGTAACTGTCCATCATGTCGCACCGATTATCACAACCGCCTTGCTTATCGCAGCAAATGCAGCACGTTGTTTCACCGTCAGGGCATTCGTTTTTGCAATATCCCATTTATTCCTCCTCGCGCATTATTTCTTTTACACATTTTTCACAGTAACAACCTTCAAACCCCTCTATTTTATACAGAAAGCACATCCAATTTGCGTTCCAGATTCCCTTGTCATTGCATCGTTTACAGCTTCCCTGTCCCTCTCCTTGGCATTGTGTTATTTTTACCATGTTCAGCCCTCCTTATACGGTGCTGGAAGTGGTTGCCATGCTGTGACTTTCCAATATGACCTAGCACCAGTTAATTCCCAGCGTTTCAATTTGTTTTGAAATTTTGCGTAGGTTGAACGATGTATTCTTCCGTCCATGCAAGTCACTTGATATGTACCACTTGCTTCCGGCAATCTCTCACTAACAGGAATCCAACCATTTTCTTTCTCGTCCTCTTCCAGGTCAGCCAGAAGCTGCTCAATCATATCTTGAATAACTTTGACATACACCCCGGCGTATTTGTAGCAGCCAGAATATTTATCCGCGTACTGCATTAATCTTTCTTTGATATGTATCATATTATTCCATCCTTTCTCAATGCCCGCTTCTTACCATGCAAAACAACAGTTCTGTCATGGATCTTTTTCTTGAACCATTGTGTCCACACTTCAAAATAACTGATAATCTCCATTTCTCCACATCTTCACCTAGTGGTGTTGGGCTTTCAAATTCTTCTGCAACATCTCTCTGATACGGAACTGCAACCATTACTCCCATGTTACCTATTTCCGCGTAACATTCCGGAAAATTCTCACGTATATGTTGGGCAAATTTTCCATTTTTTAAATCAGGTAAAATCTCTTTGTAGCACTCCATTGTTGTCACAAGGTAGTTTTTTTCACCAATAAAATTTAATCCATTTCCGCTGTAAATATCCTCTTTGCAACTTTTTATTTCATAACAGGTAAATATTCCTTTTTCGATTGCTGAAATAGAGCACTGATTTTCCGGAATAAATTGCATGTAATCTACTCTTCTTGGCTTTCCTGCTGCGTAGCCATAATCAAGGCTTACTTCTCTAGCCCAGTATTTACCTGGGCCAGAAAAACGGCTTTTTTCCAACAATCTGCTAAGAAATTTTGTTGTTTCAGATCTTTTCATACTTCCACCTCACTGTCCGCTGGCATCTGATAATCAATATGTCCATTTACATAGGCTTCCTGAATCATATCCAGTACTTTCATGGCTTTTGCTTTGGTGGAATATTTTCCAAGCGTACATTTATTTTCACCCTCTAGGCTCGAAATAATAAAATCATCTCCATCTTTTACGGTATAAATTGCAGCCAAATTGCTAAAGTTTAATAAAACCGCTTTATTCTGACTTCTGATTAACATTTTGCGTCCTCCTTGTAATCTTCGATCACAGCTATCTTATCCTCGTACATAGCGATTGTTTTTTTTAGCCTGTGGATTTCAACGTTATATCTTTCTAAGAATTTATCTTTTACAAACTGATAGTTCGGTGCTGTCAATACAATGTATGGTGTTAAAGAATCAAAAATTTTTCCAATATCTTCTTTTTTCACATATTCAATGTAAAGTCCTTTTGGAAACCGCGTTACTGCTCTGTACGTCTTTGGCTTCTCAACTACCTCGCATTCCTCAACTCTGACTTTAAAAGCATAGTCTTCGAATGTTCTAGTTTCCGGATTGAATTCTCTGTCGCTGCCTAAAATGTAGAAATATAATTTCATTTTGCATCCTCCTTAATATCTATCAAATTCAATACTGTTGTCTGAATAGAATCTGTAAGCATCTTCTCTGATTTTCTTAACTTCACGCATGACAACTTCTTTCGCTTTGTTGACGGCTTCCTCAAAATCCTCTGTCCCAAGATCATAGTTATCAATGTTCAGTGCCTTGCTATTGAGAAACAGTGAATCTCCGCAACCAACATATTTGTGAATACTGATTCCTAAAGAATTATATTTTAATGTAAAAATACTCCCAGTTTTGGGTTCTTCTTTGTACTTAGCGTTACTTTTGAATTTCATTTTGTGCCCTCCTTGTTTACTCTTTCATTCCATGATTCAACGAATTCTTTATAATCCCATGTGCCCGTACAAAAATCTAATCCGCATTCGCAGTGAATACTTATCGGATAACCTCCGCTGTCAGGATCGTAAAAAGATGGCTTCCAATCTCTTTCTGGGATATACATATCTTTGTCTGTATCTATCTCTTTTCCGCAAAACGGACAAGGCTTTAATTTATCCATTTTTTCATCCCCATTTTCTCCTATAATTCAAAATATTTCTTCCATGTTTCTGGCAGTGTGGTACAATCTGGCTCATAAGGTTCTGGATATACTGTATATCCGCACTTCGTACATTTGATTTGTGGTGGAAAGCCCCTACTCCATTCCATGTTTCCACCACATTTTCTGCAACGAATGTATCTCTCTACTTTCTTTGGTTTCGTTTTGAAAAATGAAGTGTAATTATTGTTTTTCATTTTCATCCTCACTTTCCCCGTTTTCGTATTATAACCCGGCTTTTTCCAACAATTTACCTATATCGGAAATTTTCGTCTTCTGGTTGTACTCGAAAGAAATTTCGCCGTTTTTGTCGTTCTTGAACATTATCCTGCTTGTTACCGTGCAAGTATTACCAGAAAATTCTATACTTCGAAATCTGGTTGAATAGCTTGTGTATTTTGAAAATGCCTTCAAAACTTTCTGATACGTTTTATACTGCACACCTTCAAGAATTTCGTACCCCAGTTTTTCCTTGTTAATGACCGAAAAAGATTCGTTATAATAATTGCACAACTTTTTAGAGCCTATTTCCCGGATAACGACGCAATCACTTTTTACCTCATGCACGAAACCGACCATAAATTCATTCGGGAAAATAGTAGTATTCGTCATAACTAGATCACCGGCTTTTAATTCATGCGTGTTAAATATAAACGGTCGAATATAATCTTCTTTCTTTGCCGTACAAGAAGTCAGTCCCGGTATGATCCTTGAAATAATAATCATCAAAATGCGTTCTTTATCTCTCATTTTTCTTATTCCCTTTCCCCATGTAAGCAACTGACACGCTATCAATTTAGATTTACGTTCATTTTTCTTGCTATAGTTTCTATAACTGTCACTGTTACGCCGTTTCCTGCCTGTTTGTATAACTGGCTGTCAGAATTTACGAACTGTGCTTTTTCAAAATAATCATCCGACCAACCTTGCAGCCGAAAACATTCTTTCGGTGTCAGCTTCCGGATTGCTATGTAACACTGATATTTTTCATACCAGACTGCATATACAACCAATTCTTCCGACACTTGAACAAATATCCCTTGATTGCAGCTTGTGTCTAGTGTGTTTGCAATCTCTTTCCCAACTCTTCCGCGTCTGGTTTTACTTCCTGTGACTGATAAATTCACTGTGTCAATGCCGACTCTGCACTCTGAATATCCCTGTTTAGTTGCTTCTGCCACTTTTACAGTCACATCGGATTTATCAGCAACACATTCTATTACAGCATTCCCTTTTTGATTCTTGCCAAAGAATTTTCGCGAATCGTTAGTATTTAAGCAATGCGCAACATTTATTTCATTTTCAATAACATTTCTACTCATGCTTACTGGAATACTTGTTGCTACGCCATGTCTGTCTTGACTTGTGAGTGTGAACATTGGCTCACCATCTTCTTTGAATCTTCTTCCATTCTGACGTTTTTCTGCACGATCTGGTGTGAGAACTGGAATTGCAACTCCACTTACTTCGGCTTTATGATTTGCAATTCCTTTATTGTATCTGGCTTGTAAGCACCTTGCCTTATTGGTCAACTCTGTTTCTTGATAACTCAAATCAATAAAACACGGCAATGCTACATGATGTCCTCTTCCACCACCTTGACCAGTATCAAGTGTTTCTGTTAATCCGTCTGGTGCAAATACCTGTGTATTTCTTCTGTACCCATCTTTGTGCCCAATTATTTGAATACTATCTTCTCCGTCTGTTCCTTCGACAGGAAATACTTTTGAGGTACTTCTCCCTCTAAGATGTCCGATAATAAAACATCTTTCCCGGTTCTGTGGCACTCCGAAATCTTTGGAGTTGAGCACTTGCCATTCTGCATCATACCCCTGCCGCTCCATTTCAATGAGCAGTCTGGCGAAATCCCATCCTCCATTAACACTAAGCAGATTTTTAACGTTCTCAATGAAAAGGTAAGCGGGTTTATCTTCTTCTTTGAGTTGTCCGATAAGGTACATAACTCTGAAAAACAGGCTTGAGCGGTTTCCTTGAAATCCGGCTTGCTTTCCTGCAACGGATATGTCTTGGCAAGGGAATCCGAAGCACCAGCAGTCGGCTTTTGGAATATCTCCGGCATACACTCTTCTAATGTCATTTGCGTACCATTCTCCATTTCTGTATTCCTCCTTTAATATTTCTTTCTGTCTTTTCTTGATAGGAATATCTTTCAATGCCTTTCGCTGCTCATCTGTCAGTAAGTGCATTGAGATGTAACTCGCAGTAGCAAATTTATCAAATTCGCAAAAACCAACGCATTCATGCCCCCGCTAATTCCATTCCCCTGCGAAATCCTCCGATTCCTGCGAAAAAATCTATAAACTTCATTTTAAACTCCCATCTTCTTAACCAGATTCTTATTCATCTCATCGAATCTTACATCTGTGTTCTCTTCGATGTCCTATATCATGCTCAGAACGCTCGCAAGGAACTGTCTCTGTTCTCCTGCTGCTTTTTTCTTTCGAATACCTTCCTCTGGCATTTGTAACTCTACACAGGTCTTGATGATCCGGTCTCTGGTCCTGGTGTCCACATTCAGATTATCGGTGCTCATGTTGGAAGTGTAAATTGTAATGTTTCCGTCCTCCATACGCTTGTTGATCAGACGGAACATTTCCTGTCGCTGCCATTCCTTGTCTGCCTGTGCGCCGATATCATCCAGAACAAGAAGTTTGCAATCCCGGTATACCTGACTGGGATCCTCTTCTCCGCGATCACGCTTGTAGCTGTCACCAACAGCGCTTATGTAGTCAGGTGCAGTCACGAAACGCATTTGCAGATCGTATTTCATCATCACCGATTTCGCCAGACAGCACGCCAAGAAGGTTTTTCCACTTCCCGGTGTCTTACTCCACAGATACAGTCCCTTTCCTGCCATTTCCCACTTCTGGAAATGGTTCAGAAAGGTGGTACACAAGTCTCTCAGTTTGCTCATGTCTCTCTGGTAAATATCAAAATCGAACTTGCCAAGATCTGCCTCATGGTACTCTTTTGGTACTCCGGTACGGTCCTGTGCTCTATAACCACCTTTGCACTTTGGACATCTGCGAGCATATTGAATTTCTTCTGGAAGTCCGTAATCATAGACCGTGGCATAATATGTCTCCCATCCAGTCCCATGGCACACAGGACACTCACCATAATCTGACTGAGTTAGTTGGTTCTGGTTCATCTTTTATCGCCTCTTTTCTCGCATCATAGTTTCCGTCAAGGACCTTTGCCATGTTGGAATCACTGACCAACCAGTCAAATGTTGCTGACCAGTTGCGTTTATTTTTTCCCTTCAGGAAGTCGGAAGCCTCTGCCTTTTCAAACAAAGTCTGGAAGTCATCAAGAGTGTAACCTGTCTTCATTCTGGCATTTATAGCCTTCTTCCTTGCCTCAGACATCTTTACCAGGCGGGGATACGACCCACAAACGGAATTGTACAATTCACGAATCGTGGCATAGATGCTGTTTTCAGGAGTTCCACTCTCATAATCTCCTTTAGGAGATTTATTATATTCTTCCTTTCTTTCCTTCTTCCCTTCTTCTATTGTTGTCACTTGACTGTCACTTGCTTGTCGATTGACTGTCACTTGTGTGTCGCATGACTGATACCTGTCGTAGTTTTTTACCGTAATTACGCTGAATTTAACGTGTCGGTTGCTTGTCACTTCTCCGGTATTTTCCAGATGTTTTAGTGCCGTTCTTACATTCCTTACTGTAAGCCCTGTTTCTGCTGCTAGATTCTGCAAAGAAGTCACAAATGATCCTCTTGGTACTTCTATTCCCTGAAACCTTCCGTCTTTCCAGTTTGCTTTTAACAGGATGTGCAGGAACAGCACCTTGGTATTTGCATCTGTATACCATTCCCACTCAAGGATTTTCCTGCTGATCTTTACATAATCCATAACCAGCCTCCCATTCCCTGTATATCTTTATCCAGTCCTCCAATGGCATCGTAACAAGCCACTCACAATGATTCTTCCGATGAAATACTGCTGGAAGTTCATCCGATTTTCTGTCTCTTTTTGCCTGATCTATAGCATCGTATATATTCAGCTTTTCCCTTCTCTTTACCTCTATATGTATACCAGGAAGACCGACCACGTCTGCATCGCCATTAGCTCCGCTATACTGTTGACCTCTCCTTGCCTTGTACCCATATCCACGAAGGATACCGGCTACTTCTCTTTCACCGTCAGCACCTTTGTTTCTGCTGTTCATATTTCTCCTTTCCCTCCCAGGGAGCTATACAGGTCACACCCTGGGAGATGATCATGTGATATATCTATAGGATTTTAGTTGCACCCGTATTTCTTATACACGAGTTCTTTAGGATCCCATCCGGGATGCATTCGGCTCATGTATTTTTCGATATATGCCAGCATATCTGGCCGTAAACCTTTTGCTCCATTATCTAGAAGCTGATGGTGGTATCTACATCCGGTAACTCCATTCTGTTCGATTCCAAGTCCACCCTGTGATCGGTTGACAATATGCATAATATCAAGCTGCTTATATTGGAAATCGGATGAAGAATGCATATAAAAACCAATCTGGCAAAATATGCAGCCGTGATCTCTATCGAGAATTCTTTTGCGCGTTTTTACATCAAACTGTAACGCTTTTGTTCTTTTGTTCATTTACATCACCTATCCCATACTGCTCAAAAAGCTTTCGTTTCTCAAATGGCGTCATAATCTCGCCGCCTGGTATTCCAGAATCCTTGCAGTCTTGAATTAATCCGCTGATCAATCGCGCCATCTCCTCTGTGTCATATGTACTGGATCCTCTAAGAAGAACATACACTCTTTTGATTCCCCCATGCTTTGTGACCACTGTCTTTGGAAGCGGCTTAAGATGATATTCCACCTTGTCCAAAACATCCCTTTCCGTTTCTTCTGTATCAGGAAGATAAACCGCAACCAGATTTCCGTCCACACGTTCTATCTGACCATAACGACGCAGCATATAGTTGTGAGCCTCGTTATTCGTCCAGCCATGAACTTTAGCAATTTTGGTAAGCAATACCCAGTAATACGCATTCGCATCTAAGGAACGCTTATCCCTGTGCTGCTTAAGACGTATATCCAGTTTTTCATGCTTGATGAGTCCCATTACTTCCTGAGCGTTTTCATTCAGTTCCACCTGTAAGTTCCACTTTCCGGTCGCGAGATCTTTCCCCAGTGATTTGATTTTTCCTGTAAATTCCATTTACGCACCGCAATTTTGCTTGAAGTAATTCAAATTTTTAGGATCTGTTATCGCTTTGATATTTCCAATAGTCAACTGGCTAATAGATGTCAGCTTATATGCTTCAAGAATCTTCTTTTCATTCAGACCGTTCTTGTTCAAGTATGATCTGAGTCCAGATATATCAGTACTTGACATTTCGGAAGAACTGTCGTCTGTCTGGTCGTACTTGGTATGGCTTTCTTTCCAGTAGACATTTGCCCCAATGCCAAGATTCTTGCATGCCACTGACAATGCATCCGTGGTTGCCATTTTGTAACACTCATCAGATACATAGACTCCGTTCCGTTCTTTTGTAGCCAACTTACTGCCGCCGGTTCCGGGAATTGCTTGTGACCATTCATCCTTGTATTTGACGTACAGTTCAATTGCCACGAAAACACATATCTCATCACCAACAGTATCCATCCATTTCTCAACCGTTTTGTAATACCAGCCAAGGCCGCAGGGACCGAACTGCTCCGTCAAACACTTGACGCGCCACATCGGGTTAATGTCTGTAAAACCTTTCAGTCGTCCTGCCGTAATAGCTCTTTGGGCATCTTTAGGAACTTCCCGAACCTTGTTATATAACTCAAGATTTTCCATAAGCCTCTCCTACTTGATCTGGATATTCTGCGAAGTTATCAGGGTGATTCCCGGAAATTTTTCTCCGGCTTTCAGTGCCGCCTTCAGTCCGACCTTGTCCGGTTTAGGCTCTGAATACTTAAGATATTCTTCTGGGACAGCTGCACCTTCCGCAATATCCACGGAGCTACCACTTCTAAAAGAAATTGCTACTCTTGCAGACTTAAACTTTTCGCCATCCAGATATCGGGAAAGATACTCTTTCAGTGATGTCGCTTTGCTTTCTGCGACTTTCTGCCTCTTGGCAAGATTTTCTTTTTCAGATTTCAGTGCTTCTGCATCTGACAAAAGATTCTTGATCCAGCAACCAATGTTCTCAATTTTCTGATCTCTTTCCATCTGTAGAGATTCAAGCTTTTTAATGTCTACGATTTCCCCTGTTTCCATATCTACGCAATTAAGGATTTCATTTTTGATTTCGTACAGATTCATTCTTATTTTCCTCTCTTTCTACTAATCTATAATTGCTTGCTTGTCTTTTTATTGGCCCGGAATGTCTATGCGTAATGATTTCCAGGTATTCATCCTTTATATCTCCGTTGCCAGTGAGATTCATAACGGACACCTCCCATTGATAAGCAGCTCCAGAAGACATTTCTTTGCATTTTCATAATTCTGAGATTCGGACTCAAGGTCGTAAAACTGGCACAATGTAAAATGCTTTACGATCTCCCCTACATTATTTAAAACATAAATATAAACTCCAGACGTGTCGTTATGCGCCGTATAATCGAAATTCACATACGCCGTTGTTTCGTTCGAAACTCTCAGGCACAATTCAAATAATTCCTTAATTTTCTCCTCGTTCATTTTTTCTCCTTTCATAAATTTCCTATCAGAATCAGACTTATAACTGTCGCTGCCAGAATCCGATCAAGCCCATTTGTCCACTCCCATGCTGGAAGGAATGTTAAAAGGATTCCGATTGCTATTGACATCAAAATTTCTCGTTTACGATATTTCTTCATTCGCACCCCTCTATCTAAGAAATACCCATGCTGCATTCGAAAGAATCAATGCTGCCATGGTAATTCCCCATGCACAGAACCATTTCTGTGTCTGCTTCTTTGCTTCCCTTACGACTTCCACTGCGTAGGAGTTCTCAAAATCTTCAAAGCTGGTTATCTTTGCGCTATCCATTGTGCTTTTACCCTCGGTTTTCTTCATAAAAAATCCTCCTGTTCTCTTGCGAAATACAGGAAGAAATGTTATGATTGTCCTGTAATCCGCTAGCGTGGTTAGTGGTTTACAGCTCCGAGGCGAGAGGTTTCAGCTCTCCTTCGGAGCATTTACGTCAAATTTGCTTCTTTTCTTCGATAGTAGCTCAAGATGATTCTTGAACACTCATCTACAATTCTCTGATTGTCTTCCGGTGTATTATCCTTGCAGTAATCATCATGTATTCTGATTACCCCAGACCCTTTTTTAATTGTTTTGATTACTGCCATTACAATTTCTCCTTTCCTAATAAACTATGATATTTATGCTGTTTTGTTTCTTTTTGTGCTATACTCTCCTTGAGAAAGGAGGTGTGAAAATGACTGATAATGAAAAACGCGCACATGATTTAGCCATTGTAATTTGCACTGATGTTTGCCATTTAAAACGTCAATCTCAAGTTGATGCTGGCAAAACTCATGTAACCGTAGATTATTTCGAAGAATACATAAATGCTTATGAATCCGCATTAGAAGCATTCAACGAAAAATATCCATCTGGCAAATAGGTTTCTTATTAATCAAACATGTTAAGGAAATAGGCTTCTTTGATGTTCGCACCATCTTAGAAGCCTTTTTCTTTTTCTTCTTTTTACTCATAAAATTTGCTCCTTTCTATTCCGGTAACTTTGGTTCAAGAAACTTGTCAGTCCCAACAGATAACGCTCCGCAAATTAATTCATATTCATCGAAATCTAATCTGCGATTTCCATTGAGAGAAAGATTGAGCTTCTGAACAGGAATGCCAGTTTTGCTGGCGACGAATGTCTGTGTTATGCCGTTGCTTTCAAGGTATGACTTAATCTTTTTACCAACGCACATTCTTCATTTCTCCTTTCCATTTAATTTCGTTCCCATCGAACAATTACAGTATAACTTCGAAATATCCGAATGTCAAGAAGAAATTTCGAGAAAACCGAAATTATTTTATTGACAGTTCGAAATTTCTATATTATTATTAATTATGAAGGGAGGAAACGATAATGACATTTGGCGAGAAAATCAAGCAAGCCAGAACAGCAAAGAAGCTGACTCAGAAGCAACTTGCAGAAAAAATCAATGCAAAGCATAATTCAATTAGCGACTGGGAAAAAGATAAGTGCAAGCCAGACATGGACACTATTGAGCTTCTATGTGGCGTTTTGGAAGTAACACCGACATACCTCATGGGTTCTAAAAGCGATGATGATTATGCAACCATAATTGGAGATCTTATGTCGGAACCTGACATCTTAGATTTTATCGAGGAATACAAAACACTCGATAAAGAAGATAAGAAAGCAATAAAACAAATAGTTTCATCGCTAAACAAAAGGAGCAAGGGTTAATCCCCTTGCTTCTTTGATTTCAGATATTTAATAAGAATCGTATAGACAAATTTTAACTTGCCCTCATTTTCAGTATTCTCTATCATCTCAATAATTTCTTTCTTGTAATCCATAATATACCTCCTACCGCACAAAAACATTTGCTCTCTTTTACATTATATTATCTTTGGTACGATAAAGTGGCATCGGCAGACAAATTCCTCCTCGCTAACTGCCAGTGATATACTGGAATGTGCGTGATTGCAAAGAAAATATTCGCACTACCGAATATAAAATGCGTTTTACGTGAAATTATACGGTATATCGGCGCAAAAATAAGCTGTATCCGGTTAGGAACACTCCTTCTGACTGTAGAATGTCTACTAGATTGCCGGACAAGGCTGACCGTAGAACTTTTACATGAGTGATTGCGTACCCGACTCGGAACATGAACTATGTAGCTGATTATCAATATTATCCCAACAAGAATTATAACTTTTTTGGCTAATTTCAAAATACCGCCTCTCTTTTTAGACAAAAACAACTTTACATAATGTATATAATAGCACATTTTTTCACTGTTTTAAATAAATCTGATAAATTTCGAGATAAAAATTTTAACAAAAATATTCTAAAACATTATAAACTGTGCTAATATCAGTTATATATCACAAGGAGGGAAAGAAAATGAAGAAAGTAAGAAATACATTGATGATATTGTGGACTCTGTTTGCTGTATCATCTCCTGCTATAATGGGAAAATACAGTTCCGACAACATTATATTTGCGGTAATAGTGGAAATTTTTGGAATTGTAGTGTTAGCTGTTGTTTTTGGAATAATTGGTCTTATTGCTTCTAAAGTAGGAGGACATGCATCACAAGATAGCCCGGAGGAACTTACACCAGTTGAAAAACCTGTCCGCGTTCTGAGATTACGTGTTATTTCTGGAAAGGAATCATTCGGCTTGCCATCACACAAAACGCCATTTCTGTTAAGGCAATGGAAAGATGGATATGTCACAATTGCAGATATGCCTGAGAAGTATACGCTCATGGATTATGAGTGGAACGGACCAGAATACAGAACAGTAGAAAAGACAACAACGACATCCCATACTAAAGGAAAAACCAAGGAGAAAACAAAAAGAAAGGGAAGATTAGCTGGTGCCGTTATTGGCACAGCTGCCACAGCTGTCACACTCGGAAACCCTGTTGTCGGCGCAGCTGTCGGCGCAGCGGTTGGAACTGGAAAGAAAACCAAAGGAAAGAACAATTCTACTACTACCGGAACCGCCACCACGACAAGTGATAATATAGAAGTAGATTCTTATGCGTCTATGAAAATGCAAAATATTGAAACAAATCAGATAAATACTATTGGATTTTACTGTAGTTCGAATATAGACATGCAGCTAAAGAGCTTCAATATTTCAAAAAGTTCTGATGCTTCTGAAAATGTTCGAAACCAGAAAACATCCGTTGAACTTCTGAAAGATTACAAAGAACTTTTAGATAGCGGTATTATTACACAAGAAGAATTTGAACAGAAAAAAATAGAACTTTTGTAAAAAAAAGAACCGGCTCTCGCTACCAACGGGAACCGGTTTTGAAAAATAAGACAATTCCAGAGAAAAATCTTACCTACACATTAAGTATATCATCTCCGGGATTGCCACACAAGTGCAAAAAAGGAGAATGATGAAATGAACGAATCAGTATGTATCTATTTGAGGAAATCCAGAGCCGATCGGGAAGCCGAAGCGCATGGAGAGGGCGAAACTCTTGCCAGACACGAACGGATTCTGCTAGAGCTTGCAAAGAAAAAAGAGTACATTGTAGGTGCAATTTACCGTGAAGTGGTATCTGGTGAAACTATTGCTGACCGTCCTGTTATGCAGCAGCTCCTCCACGAAGTAGAATCCGGCATGTGGGATGGCGTTTTGGTTGTCGAAGTAGAACGTCTTGCCAGAGGTGACACCATCGACCAAGGTGTTGTGTCCAGAGCTTTTCAGTACTCTGACACGAAGATTATTACCCCAACAAAAATATACGATCCTAACAACGAATTTGATGAAGAGTACTTCGAATTCGGACTTTTTATGTCCAGACGTGAATATAAGACCATTAAGCGCCGATTGAATAATGGTAGAATCTCATCGGTCAAAGAGGGGAAGTACTGTGGTAACAAGCCGCCTTATGGATACGAAAGAGTAAAACTCGAAAAAGAAAAAGGTTATACCCTCAGACCTGTTCCAGCTCAAGCCGAGATCGTAAAGATGATATACACCTGGTATGCCGGTGATGGCTGCGAGCAAATTGGAGTTGCGAAGATTGTGCGTAAATTAAACGACATGGGAATAGAATCCGTGCTAGGCGGCGACTGGACTCCTGCCAGCATACAGGGAATCCTGACAAATCCGGTATACATCGGAAAAATACGATGGAACGGGAGAAAAACTGTAAAGACTATACAGAACGGGCAAGTGGTCAAGACACGCCCACGGTCCAGAGACATTCTTATCTGCGAGGGATTGCATTCGGCTATTATATCGGATGATCTGTATAATTCTGTGCAAGAGATACGCCAAAAGAATCCACCTCGTCCGATCAGCATAAAAAACACAGTTCGCAATCCGCTTGCCGGAATCGTCTATTGCAGCAAGTGCGGTCGTGCCATGGTTCGCCGCCCTTATCAAAAACGTGGACAGGAAGATACTCTCATGTGTCCATATACGTCTTGCCCTACAGTGAGTAGCAAATTATCTCTGGTTGAAAAAGCTGTACTTGATGGAATCAAAGAAATAGCAGAGAAGTATAAACTGAACAATGATATTAATACTCCGTCTAATACTATCAATTCTGGTATAGTATCTAAGCAAAATCTTATACGTGAAAAAGAAAGTGAGCTGGAAAGCTTAAATGTCCAAAAAGCAAAACAATATGATCTACTTGAGCAAGGAATCTACACCACAGAAGTCTTCCTTGAACGTTCCAAAACCATAGCTATATCTATCCAATCATGTTCTGATATTATTACGAAATTAAGAGAAGAAATCGAACACGATAAGAATATTATGGCACAACAATCAGATTTTGTTCCACGCTGCGAAGAATTGCTTAATAACTATTGGAACCTTAACATGGAATCACGAAATAGAATGCTCAAGAATCTGGTTGAAAAAGTCGTCTACTCGAAAAATATAAAAAACACTTATGGCAAAGG